ACAAATTTTGCATGTCCATCGTATTTACCTTGAAATTCAAAGTTAGCTACTCCAATGCCGCCTTGCTCTACTGAAAAGCTAACATTTCCGACACAACCGGTAATCTTCTTTAACTGTCCCGGATCGCCTTGGTACATATAAATAGTACAGCTACTGTTTGTAGCCCCTGTAGCACTATCAGGAGAGTAAGCAACCGAATCACTAGACTTGCTTTTCTCTACAAATCCGCAAGCTTCTAAAAGAACTTTTATCTCAGGAGCCGTTCCTGCCGCCCCAGACCCTTTAAGCTCACAGCTAAAAGATAAAGCGCAGTTTATATTAGTTACTCTTGGAGCCAACGGAGAAAGAGATTCTCTTGCGAGATTTCTTTCATAACTCTCTACGTCAAAACTAAACTCTGGAATAGTTGATAGGATTGCATTTGTTGCGTCACTTACTCCGGTTGGGTCTGTTCCATAGGTTGATTCAGTCTTGGCGAAAATTACCGACTGTCTGGTTAAAAGTACGTCTGCCATTTGTTTTCTCCTTGTTATTTAAATAGCAGTTTCAGGATCATAAAAAGTATGCCTATAAAGAATCTGAATGTCAAACTCAAATCCAATGTAGCCTTCCCCTTTAACACTGCTTACTTCTACAAAATTTCGTGTTTCTAATGGTATAGTGTCAATGGCTAATCCGTCAAATGTTGGATTGCTCATAGCTTTCTTTTCCACGTTTTTTAAAAGCTCATTTAACTGAATTGATAAATCGCTTCCGTCCTCAATCGCCCAGACCTGTAGACTAACAAATAATCTTTTGTAGACTTGGCCCATATTGGAAGGAGGCTGTGTTGTTATTTCTTCCTTCTCTTCAAAAATAAAGACAGCAGGAAAAGCAACATCATTATCTATAGGACTGGTTCTAAGTCTTTGCACAGTGCCTACGCCAGTTAAGCCCTCCATGAGAGTCTTAAGCTTAACTAAAATATTTTCTCTAATAGAATTAGCCATTAAAGATTTCTACCAAACTTTTCTTCAATGCGTTTTGCCATTTTATCTAACTCTTCATCTACCGCTCTTCTAACACCAGATACAAAGAAAGGTTTTGGACGAGCCAACTTAACACTTCTTTTTACAACAGGTGCCCCTGTTCGATTATCTTCAAACCTTAAAAGAGGATTTCCTTGCACTGCCGGTCTTCCATATTCTACATACCTAGCATATCTTACTCTATTCCCTGCGGTGGTGTTTTGATTTCTAGCTGTATTCCTTACAACAAGTTCGCTGTCTAATCCTAATCCAACTTTAACATCAGCTTTATTACTAGCCGCTAATCTTCCCGTAGATCTTTTAAAAGTTATTTTTCTAAGATTCCTTTTAATGTGTTTAATAGAAGCTCTTTTGGTTTGAAAAAGAAACTCAATCCATTCATCATCGATGAGATCATTTAACTTATCAGGATTCTTAATTGCTCCTGTAGCATTAAAATCAACCTTGATCTGCATCTTCTTTCTTCTTACTTGCTTTCTTAGGCTTATCTTCCACAATCATTCCAGTAGTTAGATAGTATTTATAAATCTCTTCGTTATCAAACTCTGCGACTTCATCAAACTTAACAAGAACTTTCTCTCCACCTTTATAGTATCTAATACTGTCGGCGGTTACTTTACCTTTTAATGTTGCCATACCATCCTCTTTTGTTGTTGGTTTAAACAAGTGCGTACCTTTTGTACCTATCTAAGACTCCTGCCACATTAGGGAGAAATTCATAGAGGCCTTCATAATTAAGACTACCCTCTTGCCCACTTACATTCCTAGTACCTAAAGACTTACGTCTGTCAAACAAATAAGCCACTTGCATAACACAAGCTTTCTTTAAATCATCAGGAACATTTAAAACTCCTGCTGTATTTCCATATCCTCCAGTATACTTAACTTGTAAACTATCTGGATCGTCAGGCCATACATAACCAGTAGAATAAGTCATATTATTTAACTGAGCTTTTAACTTACTTCTCTTTAAAAAAACTAAACCTTCATCTTTAAGACTTGCAGAATACTTATAATCGTCTGATGAAATATCATCAGCAGAATCGCTGAAGTCGCTGTCTACATTGTACCTAATATGAGTAATCGTAGTTATAGGGAACCTCTTTAAAGAAAGATACTTGCCTCCCCCAACAGGATACTCTAATTCATCTGTAGCCGCAGTAAAAAGCCTATCGCAATAATTCTGAATGTCTTCTGATACTTGCTCTACAAGTTCGCCAAGTAATGTATCTTGATTCGTACTTGTAAAATTAAGATACGTTCTTACATTAGCTACTGATACTAACTTGATAGCCATTACTCACACAGTCTCCAATAAAGTGGGACATCAAGCCTAAACCCAATGTCCCGAGGTCGTTGTGAAGGGAACCTCACTTTAAAAATTTAAGAGCTTGTCTTAAATTAATAAGTGCAAATTTGTCATGTTTCTTATCTGACCCTTCTAAATCTTTGATAAGCTTTTCTAAAACAGAAGATGAATCTGCTTTCTTAGTTTTCTTTGCTTTCTTTTCTTCAGCCATAAAATACCTCCTAAAATAAAAGGGGATGAATTAACATCCCCTAAGAATTATTCAGCTAATTATGCCTTACCTTTTAAGAAGCCAAGAGCTTCAGGAAGAACTAAATCTCCACCTACTCTTGTACGAGCAATAAAAAGAATGTCTGGATACTGGAACTCGTTAAGGCGAGCAATACTAACTCCAACCTTCTGAACAATCTTATAAGCTTGTCTCATATCACCACAGTAAACTGGGTGAGTCGAGGCCCCAAGATTTGGAAGAGATGGGAAGATAACATAAGGTCTTCCTGCGATAGTAGCAGGATGTCCTTCTGAAGCTCCACCTAAAGCACCTTGCCATAGGTAGTTACCCTGAGTGTCCTGAACTTTTCTAAGCGCACCTAGAGTGTTCATGTTAAAGTACCACTTAAGGTTTCCTTGGTATGCTGTCTTGAATCCTCCTTGAAGTTCAAAGAATTCATCAAAATCAAACACAGTATTTGATCCCATAACAACATTGTTAGTTAACTGGCTTTGAATAGCATTAGTCTCAATACCTTGAGGCTGACCAGAACCAGTACCTGAGATATAAGCCGCACCTTCAGCAGAAGCCATCTTAGTAGCTAAACGCTGAGTAATGTATCCTGCGATGTTTGGAATGTCTTCAAGAGCTTCTTGAGAAATTCTAACCTGACCCATTAAAGCGTTAGCTTTAATAGTCTTTCTGCTGAAAGAAGGATCAGCCGCATCTGGTGCTGAAGTTGCATTGTAAGCAAAGCTTTCAGCTTCGAATCCTGCCGCCGCATCAAATCCAGTATGGAAATCGATTTGGTTTCCAGTGATCTGAATAACTTCAGCTTCGCCTCTCATTGGATCAACCTCTTGAAAGTTGTTAAGAATAGTTGCATAGAACTGCTCAGGAACTAAGAAACCACCAACATCGTCTGTGTAAGATAGAATTGGATCTCCTGCCGTCTTAGTGCCATAAGACTTACTTACTAGCTCACCAAGTCTACTAGAATCAGCTTGGTCGAACTTGGTAAAACCTTTTCTAATATACTTAGAATAGAGTTCGTTCATTTCTTCAACTTCAGAAGCCTCTGACTTAAGAGAGCCATCAGGAGCAGTAAGAACATTAATGCGACTTTCGATCTCATCAAGTCTTCCTTGCATCTTAGCATCTTTTTCAGAAGCATAAGTTTTAACTCTATCTTCCTGATGTTTAATTTCGTTTACAACTTCTTCACGAAATTGCTTAACAAGTTTACCCTGTTCTTCAATCAGGGATTTAGCTTCTTCTTGATTATTAGAAAAGCTCATTATGTTACTCCTTTAGTTCTTTAATGGAATTAACAATACCCTGATTAATCTCCTTGAGACTTTTTATAATCTCAGGGTTTGCTTGTTGTTGTTTGCAGTTGCACTCTGCTGACTTAACAGCGGTTATAAGAGTTTCAGGATTAGCAGGGAAATCTACAAAACTAACCTCGTGAGTCTTAAGCTCAAGAAGTTGATTGTATTCCTCGCCATCCTTAATAGCTCTTCTAGTTCCCTTCACCTCGTAACCAAAACTCATTTTGTTAACTGCTCCCATCTTCAGAAGAGAAAAGCCTTCTCTACCGGCTTGGATCTCCTGATTGATATAGCCTTTAACAAATAAACCTTTATCATCTTCTACAATGTCAGCGACTCCTACATTAGTCTTATGGTTGTGCATGAGAATAACTCTATCCCCGTCTTGCTTTCTAAAAGCACCGTGCATTACCATATCACCAACTCTATCAATGTTTCCGAAGACACTTGCATATCCTTCAAAAGACTTGACCGGAACTCCATTAATCGTAGTATCCTCACTTTCTAGTGTTTTAACTTGAAAGTCAAATTGTTTTGTATCTCTCATGTCATTCTCCTTATAAGGCTTCTTTCTCCTCTTTGGCTTATCTTCATCGTCATTATAAGCTTTGCCGTCATCTATAGCGTTATCATAAGCTGAGTGACTAGCGCATGGCATATATACAGTGTTGCCATTTTCGTCTTCCATAGAGTGAGTGCCATTGCATCCAA